TCCAGTTAATGACAATGGAACCTCTGTTTATGAGAGGCATACTCCACTACCTTTTGAAGATGCTATTACATTTGACAATCGTCCTGAATGGTATAGATCTGTTTTAGGTACTGAAGATGTTTGTAACATTGATGCTCTCAATTCTTATAGAAAAGAGATTGTTAAGAATAACAATCAATTCAGCTTGACTGTAGAGGTAAAAAACAAGTATAATAGAGTTATTATTTACAGTGGAACTCAATGGCATGGACAATCAAATTATTGGATGCCAAATGAAGATGATTTCAGATTAGCACAAGTATTCTTTTTTTATGAAATGAAAATTCCAAATATATTAGCACCTAAAGTTAGATGTGAATCTTATGGCATTTAATCATGTTGAATTAGATCTCCCTAAACTCAATAGGGAAACAATAGACGGAGTTCGTTATTATTCTGTACCTGGTGAAGAAGAAGGGGAACTAATGAAGTTAGTTTCTATTACCTCAGTAACCAGTCATTTTAATAAAGAGATCTTTGTTAAGTGGAGAAAGAAGGTTGGTAATGAAGAGGCAGATCGTATCACTAAGGCGGCTACTGGTCGTGGAACTGATATGCATACCCTTACAGAACACTATCTGAAGAATGAAGATCTACCTGAAGTGCGTCCCATTTCAGACTTTTTATTTAAGATTGCTAAGGGTAAATTAAATAAAATAGACAATATATACGCTCTGGAAGGACCGCTATATAGTAAAGAATTAGGTATTGCTGGAACTGTTGATTGTATTGCTGAATATGATGGCGAGTTAGCGATAATAGATTTTAAGACATCTAAGAAACCTAAACCACGGGAATGGATTGAGCATTATTTTGTTCAAGCAATGGCATATGGTTGTATGCTATATGAAATGCGAAACATCCCTATAAAAAAATTAGTCATTATAATGGCATGTGAAAATGGAGAATGCGTAGTCTATGAAGAAACTGACAAAGCAAAATACATCAAACTCCTTGGTGAATACATTAGGAAATTTGTTGGAGATAAAATGGAGCTCTATGGAACCGACTAAAGAATTAGAACAAGCAATAGAGAGTAAGTTTTTAACTCCTCAGAAATTTGCAATGGAAATTGAAAAGATTGTAGCAGAAGGAGATTTTAATTATATCGATGCTATATGTTACTATTGCGAAAGTAATAATATTGAGGTAGAATCAGTATCTAAACTCATTTCAAAACCTTTGAAAGAGAGATTAAAATGGGACGCAACTCGTCTTAATTTTATGAAACCTACTTCAAGAGCAAAATTACCTTTGTAATGCCAACTAAACTTGAACTATTGCATTATCGTTTACAAGCGATATTGCGTGACTATAATATGCCTGATCTTGAATATCTTGGAGAACGTCCAAGTTACAAGACAGGTGAAGATGTACATTGGTATCGTATAGGGAATGCAGAAGTTCCTATTGATGCGATTACCGAATTTGAAGCTGAAGAGGATGAAAGCGAAAGTGACACCGTTTGAGACTTACCGAACATACCTTTCAATGAAAAGTCATTTTACTAACCCTAAGTATGACTTTGTAAAGTATGGTGGTAAATCTCGTGCAACTATGACTTCCTTTAATAAGAGGAAGGACAAATATTGGTTTGAAAAAACTTCACGGAAGTATTCTGATAAGGAAATAGTCGATTTCCTATTATCAAATTTTATTAATGCTACTAACCCACAAAATCTATGGATCGGAGAAATAATCAATTCGGGCGAGAGAACCTACGCAGAATGGATGAAACGTCAACAGAGTTTGACTTACTTGTTCAAAGAACAACTCAACGAATTACTATCGGAGAACAACTTAGACGAAGTGTTCAATTGCTCGAAGGGTCATCCCCTATTACTAAAAAGGTATCTGGGTGGAGAGATTTCGTTAGAAACGCTTACGATACTGGAAAAAGTCTTTTCTTTCGTAGAAAATTTTAATAAAAAACTTACTGATCCTGTATGGGAAACCGTAAGTATGAAAATTAATAAGTATAAACCATTTCTAAATATTAATGTGTTCCAGTTTAAAAAAGTCTTACGGGAAATTGTAAATGAGTGAATTTTTTGATTCTGAAATTATTCGGAAAGAACTAAAAGAAATTAACGATTTGCAACGTCTAGTTTATTATAAAGCAGCATCTTTTGGTGTTTTGAGCCGTGAAGATAAACTAGAACATATTGAAATGCTTAGTGAGTTATTAGAGAAACAAAGAGTAATGTATACTCGTATGAGTTTGTCTGATGATCCTGAAGCAGTTAAAATGAAAAACCAATTGTTAAAATCAGTTGAAGTGATGGGATTCCCTAATGGAACTGATGTAAGCATATTATTTAATGGTATGTCACAAACAATTGACAGTCTTAAACAACAACTTGATTAATGAATAACATTACGATTGTAACAGCATTTTATGATATTGGTAGAGAAAATTGGATTTATTACAATAGAGATACGTCGTATTATTTTGAATGTTTTGAGAGATTATGTCAACTTAAAAATAAAATAATCGTATTCAGTCAAATCAAATTTAAACCACAATTTGATAAAATAATTTCAGAAAAAAAATCTGATTTAGTTGTAATATATGAAGAAATCTTTGAAACTAATAGAGATCTGTTAGAAAAAATAAAAAAATCGCAAGAAAATTTACAAAATATGGGTGGTTTATGTAATGATGGTAAACCACCAGAATATTGGTGTCCTGAGTATATATTAGTTAATTATTTAAAGAGTTATTTCTGCTTATCTGCAATAGAAAAGATCTCTGATATTGATGATATGGTTTCTTGGATTGATTTTGGATATGTTAAAAAACCAAAGCAAATTCCAGAATCAAAGATTTGGAGATATGATTTTGATGATAAGATTCATTTATGGAATATTCGAGATATTCCAAAACAATTAAATATATTAGATACAATAAAAAATAATACAGTTTACATACAAGGATGTCATATTGTGACCTCAAAGAGTAAATGGTATTATTTAAATAAATTGATGAATAATCAATTAAATAAACTTTTGTTAAATTCTTTAATAGATGATGATCAAACACTTCTATTATTATCATACAAATCCAATCCACAAGAATTTATTTTACATAAAGAAAATATAGACTATCAAGATTTAGATTGGTTTTTTATATTTAAATATTATAATTTATGCTCTGAATTGGCATATAAATACTAGTAATACCTATAGGTATTGACATATTTGAATATTTTTGTTATAATCCTATTAATCCAACGAATCCAATTTATCCGAGGTAATCTAAATGTCTTTCGCAGACTTAAAAAAGCAATCAAAGCTTGGCTCACTAACCGCTAAACTGGTTAAAGAAGTCGAAAAAATGAATAGTTCAGGTGGTCAAGGTGATGACCGTCTATGGAAACTAGATGTAGACAAAAGCGGCAATGGATACGCCGTCATCCGTTTCCTTCCTGCTCCCGATGGTGAAGATCTACCATTCGTAAAACTATATTCCCACGCCTTTCAAGGACCAGGTGGTTGGTATATTGAGAACTCTCTTACCACTTTAGGTGGTAAAGATCCTGTTTCTGAGCACAATACTTTGCTTTGGAACAATGGCACAGATGCTGGTAAGGATACTGCACGTAAGCAAAAGCGTAAGTTGACTTACATTAGTAACATCTATGTTGTAAAGGATCCAGCAAATCCAGAAAACGAAGGTAAAGTATTCTTATACAAGTATGGTAAGAAAATCTTTGATAAACTAACTGCAGCAATGCAACCTGAGTTTGAGGATGAGGAAGCAATTGATCCATTTGATTTCTGGCAAGGTGCTAACTTCAAGTTGAAGGCAAAGAACGTTGCTGGTTATCGTAACTATGACTCTTCTGAGTTCACTGCCGTCACTCCACTATTGGATGACGATGATGCACTAGAAGCACTCTGGAAGAAAGAAAGTTCTCTTCAAGAGTTTGTTGGTGCTGACCAGTTCAAGTCTTATGAAGATTTGAAGAAGCGTCTTGGTTATGTTCTTGGTAACAAGACTACAGTTCGTCAAGACCCTGAAGTTGTTGAAGAAGACAACACCAGAGGTTCAGCAGAGGAGTTAGTAACTGTAACTGCTCCTGTATCAAACACTTCAGATGAAGATGATGATACATTAAGTTACTTTGCTAAATTAGCAGAAGGTTAAAATAAAAAGACCCCTTCGGGGGTCTTTTTTTATGTCGGCATTGTAACTCTGGTATTCTCAGTTCTTATCAGTCGGTCATTAATACGTTCTGAAGACTGTTGATAAATCATTATATCCCTCATATCATTAAGGAACTGTTGAAGATACATTCTCTTTAGGAGGTATATACCTCTTTTTTTATTGTTTAAGTCAACTTCATATTCGTAGTTAGTAATACCTTGAATATCAGTTGAAGCAGTGGTTACATTATTTGCCAGTTTGCTGTCATAATAAGTCATTGTAAAGTTCTTATCTACAACCTTACCTGCAGGTAAAATTAATCTTCCTAATGAATCTTTAACCTCTTTAGTTTCATAATGTCTAGTCTTTTCATAATCACTAATACCATACTTATTCTCTACAAAGTAATATAAGTCTCTATCAGACAAAGGCCATTCATCTCTAACATTAATAATACCAGCAGTAATTAATACAACCCAATCTAATTCGGCATCCCCATATATTTCTTCGGCAATCGTATCAGGTCGTGCTCCTTCTCTTATTTGATATTTGTCGAATAACGTGAAGACATCTTGTAAGTCGTCACGTATTTTATTTCTTCTGAATAGGTTTTTAACTTCTAAGTAACTTTGAGAAGAAATGCTATCAGATAAAAAATTCTGATATTCTAAGTTTGGTAACTCTCTGAAATATCCCATTTTAGTAACCTACTCCATCTGAATTGTCATCATAAGCAAGATAATCCTCATTAAAGACTGGTG